GCGGAAGTGGTACGGTTCGCCGTCGTAGTCCCATGCCTCCTGTATGGCCGCCCCATCGAAGAAAGGGGCCATGTACTGCACGACGCCCTCCGGCGTGCCATACAGCCGGGAGAGGGAATATACATTGCGAATCCATCCCCGCTTGACCTCCACGTCTGCCGTGTAGTCGTAGGGGATGTTGTACTCCCAGGCCAGCTCGTCCAGGCGCCATTCGGGCATATCATCACACGAATACACAAGGTTCACACCCTGGAGGACCTTGTCATTCATGATCTGCATGCCCTTCTCGATGGCCTTTGCGATGGCATATCCCGTCTTGTCGTTGAGTATGAATCGCGGCACGAATTTGGTGACATCAAAAGTGAACATCAGACATCACCGCCTTATGTATCGGCAGTAAGGGTGATCGTCCCCTTGCAATGCTGGGTGGGCTGGATTTCGGTGTAGGCTATGACGCTCGAACCGTCGAAGGAGCTGTTCGCGCCCCATGTCACCCTTGTCGCTCCCGCCTGATAGATGGCCGTCATGAGCCTGTCCGGGTTGAACGGCCTGCCGATGACTTCATCCTGCCATGCCACATAATCGGTGACAGCGGCAGCAATGGCGGAGCGTGTCGCATTGGTGTTGTCGGATGTATAATGCACATCCAGCGTATAGTCGATCTCCTCGGCCAATTGTACGGAAATGCTGTCCGTAAGCGGGCGCACATCCTCGGCGTTGAGGGAATCCACCACCGATTGGATCAGCGCTGCCGAGCCCGTTTCATCAGACAGGATCAGATATATCCCAACGCTCCCGCCGCCAAGATTGACCGCTTTCGCATCCATAATCAAGCTGCTGACAGCCTTTGCAGCCGCTTCATATTGGCTGGCCGGACCGGTGGTAACGCTCGCAAGACCATGCTGACGTATGCGTTCCCGGTATGTCTCGTCATCCTCTCGTTCCTGTCCGCCTACGGCGTCTGACGCAACGACAATGCTGTTAATTGCAGGATGTGTGACCTGCATCTGCATCTGTGTTCCCGCTACGAGACCGTTACCAACACTTCCTATCCTATCTGCAACTACATTCACGGTAACAGACTGAGCATATCCGGAGATTTCAAGATCTTCCTCAAGCTGAAAGAATAATTCGCCGTCAGCCGTCATGGCTGTTCCTGCCGCTATTATATCGTTCTGACCAGTTTCGTTAGTGGTTATGGTGACTGTAGCTGTTGCTGCCGCTGCGGCGATGCGCTCACAGCTTCTTAATTCGCCCAGGATGTCCAGATAATCGCCGGTGGCATATCTGAGGGTCTGCATGCGCAGGGCATTGTCGACGCCCGCGAATACCTGCACGATGTCCGCGAGCACGCTGCGCAGCAGCATGTCCTTTTCATCGCCGGGATAGAGGATGTCCCCTCCAGCCTCAACGTAGGACAGCATCATCTCGTCCCATATTTCATCCGGGTCATATGTGACGTAATGCAATTCAGTATTATCCACAATTCCACCCTCTCATTCTTCGATGTCGATTTCCAGTATCGCCTTGATGTAAACCTGACCATTGTCCAAAAGCGTCGCCTCCGCGTCCACCACTTCGACATCCAATTCCCAGGCCATTGTCCTGTCAAGTTCAGGCAGCAGTTCAGCCCTCAACTGTTCGATGGGTAGATCAAATAACTCCGGGTCGAAGCCGCGGCAGCGATCATATGGTACCTCGCCCAGGTGACACATCAGAAGATTCTTCGCATTCTGCAAGGTCCTCTTGATGACGTCGTCCTCCTGAAAATCGATGGGCGATTGTAAGTTGTCGATCTGGTATTGCGCCATAGTATCACCTCTTGACCGCAGTTTACTTCTTGCTCAAGGTCAGCTTTTTTGCCGCACTTGTGATTTTCCTGATGGCTGTATTCGCATTTTTCACAAATTGCTTAGTGGCAACCGGCGCGGCTCCGGTGATCGCATCGACCTCAGAACTGGAACCTGAAGACTTGGAAGGTGCATTCTTTTTACCAGTCCCCTTTTTTCGGGTGGTTTTCTTGCTTGACTTCCTGACGGATTTCTTCTTGCTTTTCTTCTTTTTTCCCGATCCGCTGCTGCCGGTGGAAGTCGCCCCGAATTTTGAACATTGCTTCATGGTGAGCGCAACGTCCGCTTTCCGCCATACGGACCCGGCGGCAATATCGATCTCCTTGACAGAGGCATCGACCAGCATCAGTTTACAGGTCAGCAGCTTTGCGTTGCCCACGTAGAAGTAATCCTTCTTCCCGGCCTCCGCATCTGCGATAAACGCCATGGCTTCGGCACGCACGTTGCATCCCAGCATGGCGTTCAGGTTGATCGTAAGGCTGACCTCAGCGGGCTTTCCGTTTTTCCGGGCAACGTACTTTTGCTTGCTTTTGGTCTTGTCCTCGGTCTCGCTCGATCCCTTGACCTGTAGCCCCGTGAAGCCCCGAATCACGGATGGTGTGACCTCAAATTTGTGCCCGTTCCAGCGCCCGATTTCCGCCATGCTGCGTCACTCCTTCCATGGAGGCGTGACGGGCATAATGGATTCCTCGTCCGCGTCCAGGTCGATGTCCTCATCCTCGTCCTCCACGACCTCCACGACAGGAAGTTGTAACACCTCGCCGCCAGAGAAGATGGGAATGTGAGCGTAGGCGGGATTGGCATTCAGCAGCTCGCAGGCGTATTTCTCATCCTCGTATTCGTCGAGCGCGACGCTGTCGAAGGTTTCGCCCGCCTGGCATGTATGGGTCAGTCCGCTCAGCGTCATGCGTATACCTCCAATCCATCCTTCATCTGCTTTTCCTCATACCACTTTTCCAGCCTCGCCTTGTCGTCGGCCAGCTTCTGTTCAACGCCTGTGGCATCCTGTGCATAGATCGTCGGGCTGTATACGAGCGTCGTCTGGCCGCCACTCGGATTGGCGTTCAGGCCGCCGTAAAGCCCCAGCAATTCCGGCCATGTGAAGCCGCTGGCCGCCCTCGCGGCGTTCAGCAGCTCCGCCGTGCGTGCGCTGTGTTCTTCCGGGATGGCCCACTCAGCGGTATCGCCTTCACCGAAGATCGCGGGCACGTCGGATCGTCCGCCTTCGGCGAATCCTCTGACGGCGTTGGGAATGCTGGCGCTGTTCGCTCGCACGGTCACGGTGATGGTCTGGTTTCTGTACTGGTCGATGGCGGCTCCCAGCGCCGAAGCGTCGCCGGTGACGTTCTCTACCAGCGTCCTGCCGTCCTGCGCGGTGATTGTCGCAGACAGGTTCGTGGCGTCGCCGTCCACGTAGGTCATGAGCGTTTGGCCGTCTACGCCGTCTATGGTCGCTTGCAATTCGGTGGTGTCGCCGTTCACGCTGACCTGGACGCCCTGATCCTGGAGGGCTTGCGCGGCATCCCCGCCGGAATAAGGGGCGAGTGAGACGGCCCCGCCAGCGCTGGGCAACTGTGTTTCGAGACCACCGATCATTTCTGTGATCGTGTTATAGCCTGCGTCACGCGCGGCGGTGTTCATCTGGTTGTAGAGTGTTTCACCCAATGTGCCCATCCAGTCAGGTTCGACCTGCCATTGCTCCTGGGCCATGTGCATATATTCCACAAGGCCCTCCGGGGTCAGGGCAGTCCCGGCGCCGCTGAGCAGCGTTTGAATCTGGGAGTAGGTTCCGGCCACATTGCTGTAGTCGTCCGAACCACGGGTGCCGACATATGCGGTGGTGCCGGAGCCTTGTCCCATGGCGTCGTACATATCCAACAGATTTTGGTATTGTGCTGCCCTGGCAAAATCGCCGCTGTTCTGGAAGAAATCTCTATACCCGGCGATTTCGTCATAACCGCCGAGATAACCAAACATCTCCTCAAGGTATCTTGAAACCCTGGCTGCTTCTTTCGTCGTGGTCGCGTTGTCGAATGCCCTGGACGCTTCCTGCGTTACAATGCCGCCTGCTTCGCGGAAATCCCTGCCGAGCGATTGAAGCGCTGACCATGCCTCGCTGAGTTCGCTACCGGATATTGCAAGATCGAGTGTGTCATAGATCGCATTCTGATTTCCTGCGGTCAGTGCCCGCATCTGGCTTTCTTGACGATCACGCAATGCCTGCAATGCTACACTGGCTTCATCCTCAGTTATTTCTCCCGATTCGATTTGACGCTGAAAACCTTGTTCGGCCTTTTTGTAGGTGTAGTCGTTGTCTCTCCGTGCAGTTTCAAGATTGGCCTCGTTGACATCACGCATTTCGCCGACCAATTCGCGGGTCGCGTCAAGGCCAAGTCTCTGTGCGCTGCGAAGGATTTCCTGCTGCTTGACGTAGTTTTCTACCTCGGCCTGTTCTGCCAACAGTCGGTTCATCTCATCCATGATGGACTGAATGCCCGCAAGCTCGCCGGCGTCCAGCTTTCCATCGTTGCTGATGGCATCCATAAGGGCTTGCCGAAGGTTTTTACCCAGGGCTTCGGCTCTGTCAAGTGCTTCTTGGTAGCCCGTTTCCAGGGCGGATATGATCTGTCCCCAGACGGGATCGTCGATGCTTTCCGCGTCACCGCCCCATAGGTTTGTCACGCTGGTCATGGTCGCGGCTTCGCTGTTGGTGATGCCGTCCCTGATCGCGGCTATCATGGAATCGCCAAGCCCCGTGAGCTTGTTGTATTCCTCTGAGCCCTCCTTGATCTCCATGCCGGTAATGACATCCTGCATGAGGCTGCTGCTGAACGTGGAGCTGGCGGTCTTGTAGGATTCCACGCTGGCGTCAAGCGCATCCTTGAAGGCATTTACTTGTTTGTTCGCATTGGTGAAATCCTGATTGACCTGCTGGATATAATTCATCATCTCGGCGTTGTCCAGCCCCATTTCACCGAACTGTGCCGCGTAATCCGCTTTTTCAAACTCGTCCATGACGGACATGAGCTCCATGACGCCGATGGCTGCAAGAGACGCGGCGGCCATTCCACCCGAGACGGGATTTGCAAATATGGCGAGTGCACTTCCGATAAAACGGAGTGCTCCGCCCGCAAACAATAATCCTGGACCTGCCGCGGCGAGGACCTCTGCACCTGCGATGAGAGCGCCAAAGGCCCCAGTATCAAGAGAAGATATTCCGTCGACAATACCTCCGATGGATTCCAGTACAGGCTCCAGCTGTGCTGTCAAAGTCTCGCCGGTGCGTAGCCTCAGATTCTCAACTTTGCTTTCCCAGGTTTCTACTGCTCCGAAATAGGTGTCCATCATCGTTTCTGATGCAAATCCACCATATCCGGCAGCTTCGCCGTTCATCATCTGCTCGTATAAATCTTTTGCGTGTTCCAGAGCGGTTACGATGTCCAAAGCGCCGGTAATGCCTCGGGTGCCAAAGATCGTCCCCAACACACCAAGCGTGGTTTCGTTTTTGGTAATATTCTCATAACCGCCAGCGATTTCAGCGAGGACTCCTCCTAACTCGCTGTAAATCTGGAGGATCGGCTTAGCTTGACCCTCGGCGTCAAATGCGGAAAAGCCAAAGGACTCAAGGAGATTCAGAGCTTCTTTCTTGCTCGAATCCTCCCGTATAGCGTCTATTTCTTCTTTGGTCGCGCCAAGCTGCTCCATGACGCTGCCCGCTACACCGGATGGCGCGAGTATGCGCATCATACTCGTTCTTAGCAGGGTGGCGGCGGTGCTGCCCGATTCGCCCATGTCGTGCATCAGCGCGATCAGAGAGAACAGTTCTTCCTTGCTGTCCGTAAAGCGCATGGTCGCACCCAGCTTCAAGAGCGAATCTCCGAAGCTTTCCACCGTGCCGTTGCTGCTATTGGCCGAAAATGCCCAGAGATCAACAATGTCAGTCAGATCCTCAAACGCAAATCCGCCCGCCTTTACAGTTTCGGTGATATAATAAAGCGCATCCGATAGGTCGATACTGCCCGCCTGTGCAAGCTGCATAGCCATTGGAATACCCGACATGATCTGTTCATAATCCCATCCCGCGCGGGCCGCTTCGGTAATGGCATTACCAACATCATTGGTGTGAAATATTGTATTGCTGGCCCAATCGCGAGCGGCAGAATCGAGCTGGACCATCACATCATCCAGTTGTTTAGTGTCTCTGCCGTAAATTGTTGAGAGCGCGACCCTTGCGGCCGCCATATTCGTCTCGTATTCCTCGTATGTCTTTACGCTATCCTTACCAAAATCAATGATCTTCTGGCTCATTTGGTCAACTTGGGCTCCGAGCACAGAAAGTGTATTTCCCGCTTCACTAAAACCATTACCTATCGTAGCGTTAATAACGATCATGGTTTCAAGCGTCTGAGCCATAGTATCACCTTCCTTTGAGGATATAAGAAAAACCGGCAGCCATTTCAGGCTCGCCGGTTCGTGTTATGCTGCTGAGATGATCTTGCCCGTTCCATCCTTGAACAGGACGAAAAGCACTAAATCACCTACTGAGTATATGAAGCTGTTGATTGATTTCAGGGGAGGGGTAACGATGCCGTCGCGGTCACATGACGCTATAACATACCCTGTATCTGTGATTGATTTGATGAAGCCCCTTTCGATGAATCCCTGTGTGTTATCCATATTGCGCCCCTTATTGTATCGTCGAAATGCAGCGCTGCATTTTCGCCGTTGATCTCAGATTGAAGAAATCGTGACAGCACTCCTTTACCAGCCACTCGCCTGCCGCGTCGGTTGCACCCTCTACGTCGATGCGCGTCATGGCGGTGAAGCCTGGATTGAATGCCGATTCAATAGTCAGGCTTTCGGACTTGCTGTTTTCATGATAGAGCAGTGCCCTCGCCCAGCGTCCGGCCTGTATGTTATCGCGGGCTGGAGGAAAGACGATCCTGTTTCCGCGGTCGGTTGGCACGGCCAGGTCAATGGCTGTGGCCTGCGCGTAGGGTGTTTTTACCGTGAGGGAGTATAGACTTTGCGCGTTGCGTTTGTACTCTATGCCCGGCTGATCCGCCGTCACTTCGATGGTCTGGTAGACATCAAGTGATTGTGCGTAATCATACCCTATGGCGACATATTTACCATTCACGCATTTCAGCGCCGCGCCCTCCATTTTCAATAGCCGGTGAAGGAATGCGGCACAGCCTTCGTTTTCCCGCTGGATATACGGAATGACCGTTCCGGCGTTGATTCCATATATTTCAAATCCCATGCCGCAGCTCATGGCGCAGATGCGCATGATCTCCTCGATGGTCTTTCCTGTGAAGCTCTGGCATGCCTTGGTGCGTGCTGTGCTCGGAAGGGATGTTGCGATGATCCTGAACGTCCCATCCGCGGGCAGTACAGCATTCAAATACATGATGCCTGTATCATACCCATTGTGTGAAACGATGATCTGATCGTCTTCGCTTGGCCCCCAGTTAAACCATCCGGCGGCGTTTTCAAATTCAATATCCAGGCTGTCACAGCGATTATCGGATGTGTCGCGGCTTGTACATGCCTTGACTTGCACCATATCGGTGATGTCAACGCCCTGATAGAGTATTTCCATGTCGTCACCTTCTGCCTTCCGGGAGAATAGCGGCGGGCCGCGCCGACCGCTATTTATTGTTCCTCTTTTCCAGCACCTTCGACAGTGACCAACAGATGTTGAAAAACTGTCTGATGGGCATATTCAAGTATTCGCAAATCGACGTGTGCGTTATCATGCCTACCTGAATTACATTTTCGAGATACGCATACGGCCCGCCCGCGTCGATGCCTCGAAAAAAGACGTTGCCAGCTGCACGCCCTCCAAGGCATCCGTCATGCCGATATTCTCCGTGATGTCGCGCGAATCGACCGACGGCGTATGCTTCGCCGCTGCCGTTGCAAAAAGGGCAAGACCCTGACGATAGCTGATCCTGTGATTGTTTCTTGCGTTGGGGTCGCTGTCCATCGCGGTGGTATAATCCAGGCCGGTCAAGTCTGTGAAATCATATACAAGTTCCGTGATTTCGCCGCCCCCGCCGGTGAACGGCTTCTCAAGCCGCAGGCGGCCCTTGCCCTCTTTGATGGCTTCGAGGGCGATCCTGTTCTTCTCGGCGATTTCTTGAATCGCCTTCTTGACCTTCTCTGCGGTGTCGCCAGGGGTGGTGTTTTCTGCTTCAATCATAGGATTGGCTTGGGTGTTATTTTCGATCATTGTATTTCCTTTCCGCGTCAAAAAGGGAAATGCGCGAGCGTTCGCGCATTTCCCCATGAGTCATCAGTTCAGCATGCTCTCGATGACATCGGTGTACTCGACGCCGTTGTACCTGATGATACCCGACATGGCGTCAATGACAATCGTCACCTCGCCGTCGACCTCCTCCTCGTAACGGAGCACGGAGTATTTATCGGTGCTCCCGTAAGGGGACCCGTTCTCGATGTCGCCCTTCTCGGATTCGGTATATACGCCGGTGATGCGGAACTTGACGCTTTCGTGCTCGATCTCGCCGCTGGCGTTGGTGTAGCGCTGACGGACAGTGCGCACCTCAAGCTGGTGCTTCTCCGGCATGGAGAGATAACGGCAGTTCACGCCGTTGTTGTGGGTCAGGGTGACTTCCATCGCCTCCAGGTGGAGGGTCGGCATGTTGACGTCCATCGCCATACCCGCGATGTTCTTCAGCTCCGTGATGACACGCTTGATATTCGGCAGGCCGATCTTGGTGACATCCTCAACGATGCGCTGCACGCCCCGGACAGTATCGAGGATTTTCTGGCCCTCGATGTTGTTGTATACTCTCTGCGGCATTGTGTTTCACCTTCCCTTCATTAGGCCGCCAGGCTCTCAAAGTAGGTCACGAATCCGATGTCCGTCCAGTTGACCATCGCGGTCAGGCTCTTACACAGCGGCGTGGTGGTCAGGTTGAAGGAGAACATATAGTCGCCCTTCATGATGTCGCTGCGTGCCTTTGCGCTGGCATCGAGGTAGACCTCTCCGTAGAGGATCGCTCCGATCTTGCGCAGAGCGTCAAGCCGAGACTGCTCCTCTGCCTGGATGGTTTTCAGGTCGTTGGCGGTCATGGGCCGGTCAACATCGCGGGACCGGCGATACTGGAAATCGTTGCTAACATAGAACAGCATCATGCAGTTGGTCTCGAAGATATTGATGTTGTCGCCATCCTCCTGGTTGTACTCTGCGCTCTGAGCGCCCCAGATGACCCACCTGCCGCCGACATACGCGGCGCTGGCGATGCCATTCTTATTCAGCTTCTCATTGATGATGGTGTCATCATAGACGCGGTTCACGTCGCTGGCGCTGGTGAACAGGCTCTCGATGATCTCGCACTCGGTGTTGCTGGCCGTCTTGTACGGTACGCCGTCCTGGCTGATCAGCAGCTCCTGGAAGTTCGCGGCAGCAAGAACGGACAGATGGTAATATGCGCCGTCAGTGCCCTTCGCCATGGGGAAGTACACGGTTTCGTTGGGTTTGGTGTACCCGTTGGCATTCTTGTACGTCACGGCGGTGTCAAGCGTGAGCACAGTGCTGTTGTCGGTAAGCGGCAGATCGACGAACATATAGGCATCCCAATGTCCATTGATCTTGTGGCTGTTCGCATACATGGCACTGTGAACGGCGGGGATGGAGGAAAAGCCGGGAGCCGCCAGGAACGACGGAATGTAGCCGGTGAGCTGGTTGACATTGGCGATGGCATACACGCCGGTATTCAGACCGGCGCCGTCGGTGGAGCCGATTACGTCAGCGCTCGTAACACCCGCGGCATTGATGGTGTCGTAGGTGATGGTCAGCGCAGCCTTGCCCAGGGAACCGCTGGTCAGCTCGGTAATGGTGATGGTTTTCTTGTCGATGTTGTACGCGATTGCGTAATCAACACCCTTTTCCTTCGTGGTTTGGCTCTCGCCGGTACCGGACTTGACCACGACGCTGGCAAGAATGATGTCCTCCGCGCTGGGAATGGTCACGCGGCCATTCTCGGGGGTCTTGCTCACGTTGCCCGCCGTACCCTTGTGAGTGGTCTTGGTGGGGTCGAGGACATTGATAAGCACCAGCGGGCCGACGCCCTTCTGCTCCAGATGAACGTGCATCGCCTCGCAAAGCGTGTACTTCGCCCAGTCGTTGGAATATCCGAAAAGCTGGCGAGCTTCGGCGATATTGTTGACGACGACGGGCTTGTTCACGTTATAGCTTTCACCGGTCGCCAGATCAAGCGTGTGAACGGGGGCCGTGCCGATATAGACGATGGCGCTGCGGCTCGCGCTCGGTACGCGGGAGCCAACGGAATTGACCTGTCCGTATGCGCCATGCTTCCAGATTTCAGCCATGGGGTCATTCCTCCTTTAATCCAGGATTTTGTCGATTACTGGATTTGCCCCTTCGTCGGCATGACAGCCGAATGAAACATTGACAAATCCGTAGTAAACTGGACGTCTGTCCACGACGTAGTTCTGGTCGGTGTACAGACTGAAAGTTACGGTTTCTTCTTCGACCCATAGGTCGGTTTTGGGGATCATCTTCTGGCCCAGAAGCGCCTCGATGCAGTCATCCATCCAGTTGATGAGTGTCATAAAGCCCTGCTCCGTGCCCTCCAGAATGAGGGACATATCGAGGCCATTCCCGTTTTCGCCGACGCTGTCCACGAATCCGGGAAGCCTGATACCTGGTTCATATACGCTGAACAGGATGCTGACGCCCAAATGCTGTCCCATCATGGACGGCCTGTGTACATTGTTGTACCGATCGAAGCGTTTCTCCTCCATGTACTTCGCGTATGACTGGTTCGGCATGATCTGTATTCCGGGGACAACGCTGACTGTGTCCTCCCGAATCCTGCCGGTCTGATCCATTCTTCCCGGCGCCCAGGCCAGATAGCACTTCGGTTCCTGCGTGACAATTTCGGTGATGTCCATGTTCGGCCCGGGGGCCTTCATGATGCGCCCATCACATAGTTCCTTCTGGACCCAGTTTTTCAGCCCTCTGAATCGCTCTGAGAAGCGCATTACATCATCTCCCTCGGGTCATGAACGGTGATCGTAATATCGAGCATGCCGACATTATGCTGTACGTCGAGGACCTTCATGGCGCGATTGTCGAATATGATATGCGTATTCGGCTCCGGTTCCCGTCCGCCGGGGAAATCACTCAGTGGCGTGTGAATGAGTATGACGCGGGTATTCTGGTCCCAACTGATGTCATTCACATTGTTGTTTTTCCGCTTTAGCGATTCCTCGTCGTCAGGCACGCATACAATTGGGAAACCGTTCCAGTAATGGGTTTCGCCGAAGTGCTGCATGTTCATGAAGATTCGATGATTGTCAGCCTCGAAGCGATCCTTTAGCGCCATCAGCATCATCCTTTTTGCGCGGCTTCTCGGCAGGCTTCGGGGTGATGGGGGCCAGCATTGCCTTGCCCTGCTCGATGAGGCGGGCGCCGTAGCTGTCGTTGACCTCGATGATCTTCCTGCTTTTCAGCTCCATGACCTTCACTTGCGTTTACCCCCCTTGCGCTTGGGCTCCGGGGCGGGCTGTTCCTCCGGCTCATCCTCCACCATATCCTCGGTGAAGTCCAGATCGGGCAGCTCCTCCTCGTTGTCCACATCTTCGCTATCATCGGTGTCGGCGTCATGCTCATCACGGTCGCCTTCATCGGTGAAGTCGTCAGGCGTTTCGGCAGGCTCAGCGGCGGCTTTATTGCCGCCGCCAAATATGCCGAGCACGCCGCGGGAAACCAGCTCCGCGACCTTCTCCTCGCCCAGGGCTTCGACCTGCTTTTCGGACAGCATCTCACTCACGGCGATGAAGCCGGTTGCGGGACCAGCGGTATTCACTTTGGCGTAATACTGCATATGGTCCTCCTTCATCAGATCGTGTCGGACAGCACCTTCATGACGACCCAGGAACCCACGTTGTCAGGCACGACCGTGGGACGGCTCACGAGGCGGGTGGCGATGGAATCGCTCTGGCTGCCACCGATGCGGAAGGGCACTTCCTTCTTGATGTAGGTGTGCAGTTTGGCGCTCTCGTCCATGCCGGTGAACTTCTGGATCGGGCCGTGCATGATTTTCACGGGCTTTTCGATGGTGGAGCCGAGCAGGATGTAGCCCTTGGGAATGTGATATTCCTTCTGGCGGCTGTCGTTCAGGAAGTGACCGCTGTAGGTGATCATCTTCAGGCCATCGGCGTTGGTGCCGCGATAGCGGACGCCCTGCCCGGCGTACCTGGTCCTGATCTCGTCCATGTAGACGCGGTCCATGTCCAGCGTCTTGCAGAAGTCGCTGTTCGCCATCATTGCCTCGAATACGCCAGCGCCCATGACCATGATGTTCGGGTCGCCCAGGCCGTCGTAGGCCATGTCGAACGCCTGCTCCATGTCGTAATGGATTTTCGCGCCGGACTGATCCCACGCAGTCTGCGGGGTGTAGTAGTTGGTGAAGCCGAAGTCCGCCAGCATGGAGGCTTCCTTCTCGATGCCCTCGTTGGTGTAGCGCTTGATCTGGAGCTTGCCTTTCAGCAGCACCTCGCGCACCATCCAGTCGCGGCGATTCTGGACCATCGTGCGCAGGAAGGTCAGGTCGCGGGCAATCACGCGCTTGCTGCGCTGTTCGGGGGTCAGAGCGCCGGTGACAGCTTCGCCGAACAGGCGGGAGCTGACGTCGGCCAGGGTGACCACGCGCTCGGGGGCCAGGGTGGAGAAGCGGATATTGCGCATTTCGTAGCCGTCACGGTTGATGGCAATGCCGCCGGTGCCGGGAACCACGAAGGGCGCAAGGCCGGTTTCCACGCCTTTGCGATAGTCGTACATGGCGTTTTCATCGTCGCACAGACCGGCGTCCGCCGCGAAGGTGTCCGCCAGGAATCTGTAAATGCGCGGCATCTGCTCAACGGCTTTGAGCATGACAGCCGTGCTGAAAAGATCGAAATTAGCAGGCATGATTCATTCCTCCATTTCTTAGACCGAAGCCTTGAAGGTTGCATTCACGGCCACGGCTTTGTCGCCCATGACGAACGTTCCGTCGCTCGCAATGGTGATGTCGCCCGCGCTGACTTCCCACTCATCCAGCTCATAGCCGCTCGACGGGGTGGCGGTGAGGGTGACAGTTTCACCCTTCTTGGCGGTCTGCTTATCCGCGCTGGCGGACCCGTTGGAACCGGCGGTTACGGTGATCTCAAGCGCGACGCGGTTGTCGGCTTCGACAGCGTCCTCCTCCCAGTTGTCAAACGGGCTAAGTTCAAGGTTCTGCTCCCGCAGTACGATGGCGTGCGCGGAAGTGATTGCCTTGTATTCCCCGCTGTCGTTATAAAGCACTCGACCAGCCAGGAACTTGGCCTTGCGATAGGCGGCAGCGGCAACGGCTACGGCGGCGTTGGTGGTGGTGTCCACATCGTCGCGCAGCACAACCAGGTTATTGTTCGAGGCAATGTTCGCAGAAGCAGCGGGAGCGTACAGCACGCCGCTCTTGCGGTACATTACCGCGCCGGCAGGAATGGTTCCATTGCCGGGTTCGACAGAGATTGCGATGGCATCCGTATCGAAGTTGCTTGCCAGCATGTAGCTGGGCTCATGGGTGCCAATGGTTCCGAAAAGGTTCTCCATGATTATCCTCCTTCCATCAGGCCATGCCCAGGCCGTTGCCGTTCATGTCCTTGGCAAGCTCGGCAATGTCCTTGGCGGCCTTGTCCACCTTCGCGGAGATGTCGTCATCGTGATCCCCGCTGTCGCCGCCGCCGACATTGCCAGCCGGAGCGGTCTCGCGGCTGCGGGCCTCCAGGTAGTCGGCCCCGGCCTTCTCTTCCTCGGCGATCATGGCGGTGATGTAGTCCTCGACGGAGGTGCCCTCCTCGATGGCCTTCTTCGCCATGGCCTGCCATTTTTCGCCCTTGCGGGTGAGCGCGTTGATCCGCTTCACGCGGTTGCGCTCAGCGGTCAGAGCATCGTTGGCGATGGTCTGAGCAAGCGTCGGGTTTTCCTGCTGGAGCTGTTCGGCAGTTGCGTTCCTGAGTTCGTCCATGTGGTTCACTCCTTCATCGTTATTTTCAGTCGTGCTCACGGCGGCAACTGCCGTATTCACGTTACTGACAGGGTTTGCGGGGTCTGCCTCACGAATGGTGTGTTCCGGCACATGCTCATAACACATCTTCATGAGTTCCATCTCCTCCGCGGTTACGGCGCAGGCGGAAAGCTCGATCTCTTCGTCATCCGCGCCGGTGATGATTTCATCGACAAAACCGGCTTCGATGGCTTCCTTTGCACCGTACCAGGTTTCAGCCTTCATCAACGCAAGGCATTCCTCCTCGGTCTTGCCGGTGCGTTCCGCGTAGATATTGGCCATATCCTTGTCGGCCTGCGTCATGCTGTTGTATGCGGACATCATCTTGTCTGCGTTGCCGTATGCGCCACCGGAGCAGCGATGGATCATGTACTCGCCGCCCTTCGCCATGCGGACAGTCGCGCCGGGCATGCAGGCAATCAAGGTCGCCGCGCTGTCGCAGGCGCCCTCGATGTCGATTCGCTTGACGGCGGGGGGATCGGAAGAGCACAC